AGATAATGAAAACTATGCAGGTCTGTTACGTTATTGTATTAAGCACAATCATTGGTCTGTTTTTGAGCAGGCATTTATGACACTTGAGATTGAAACCAATCGTGGTATTGCAGCTCAAATACTTCGTCACAGATCTTTTACATTTCAAGAGTTTTCTCAGCGTTATGCTGATACAAATTTAATCACTGAGCACATTCCTATTCCAGACCTGCGTCGCCAGGATACAAAGAATCGTCAGAACTCTACAAATGATCTTGGTGATTACGTAAAACTTAAGTTTCAAGCAGAGATTGCTGAACTTTTTGCTCATTCCAATAATCTTTACAAGAGAATGTTGGAAGCAGGAGTGGCTAAAGAATGTGCAAGGTTCGTCCTTCCATTAGCAACACCCACCAGAATCTACATGACAGGATCTGTAAGGTCTTGGATCCATTATATTAATCTAAGGTCTGCTAATGGCACTCAAAAGGAACATATGGACATTGCAGAGGCATGTAAGTGTGTCTTCACTTGCCAGTTCCCTGTTGTATCAGAAGCACTTGAATGGGGTAGAGAAAACTGTCCAGAATGTGTTGATGCACCATCCATTACTCTTGAATAAATATCTTTACATACTATGGAGGAACGAATTGGCAATCTATCCAATTATTCATAAAGAAACAGGTGAGAAAAAAGTAATTGAGATGAGTGTTCATGATATTACTCAATGGTATGAAAACAATCCTGAGTGGAGGAGGGATTGGTCTGAAGGGTGTGCAAGTCCTGGGGAAGTTGGTGATTGGAAAAATAAACTAATCAGTAAAAATCCAGGTTGGAATGATGTTCTTGAAAAAGCATCTAAAGCTCCAGGTTCACGTGTAACTAAAATCTAATGGCAAGAAACAGAAGAAGAAACACAGGCGAAAGTCCTATTGGAATTGGAACAACCGTAAGAAATAAAAAAAAGAGAAAAGCAATTAATGCAGATTCTTTACTTGATATTCAACCATTAACTAAAAATCAAACTATTTTGTTTGATGCTTATGATTTAGAAAAGCATCTTTTTATCTATGGTTGTGCTGGTACAGGCAAAACATTTTGTGCATTATACTTAGCTCTTAAAGATGTTCTTGATGAACTTACTCCATATGACAGAATTGTAATTGTCAGGTCACTTGTTGCAACAAGAGAAATTGGATTTCTTCCTGGAGACCATGAGGATAAGTCATCACTTTATCAAATTCCTTATAAGAACATGGTAAAGTACATGTTTGAATGTAATTCTGATGCAGAATTTGAAATGCTTTATGGAAATCTTAAAGCTCAAGAAACAATTAAATTTTGGAGCACATCATTTATTAGAGGAACCACATTAGATAATTCTATTATTATTGTTGATGAATGTCAGAACTTGAACTTTCATGAACTTGATAGTATAATTACAAGGGTTGGTGATAATTCTAAGATTATGTTTTGTGGTGATGCTACACAGTCAGATCTTACAAGAAATAATGAGAGAGATGGTATTCTAAACTTTATGAAGATTATTCAAAGAATGCCAGAGTTTGAATCTATTGAGTTTGGTGTTGAAGATATTGTTAGATCTGGTTTGGTTAAGTCCTACATTGTAAATAAAATAGCAGCAGGATTTTAATGTTTAATCATGTTGATATGAATCTTCCCAAACTTGAAAGGGAAGAGATTGATGGAGTAAGATATTATAAAATACCTGGGGAGGATAACCTCTCCAGGTTAGTTTCTATTACATCAGTTACAAGTTTCCATAATAGACATATCTTTGAGAACTGGCGAAAGAAGATAGGTGAAGAGGAAGCAAATAAAATCAATAAACAGGCAACCAGTCGTGGAACTGATATGCATAGTTTGGTTGAGAATTATCTTTACAACATTCCAGAACTTCCAAAAGTTCAACCATTATCTGAATTTCTTTTTAAAATTGCAAGAAGTCAGATAGATAATATAGATAATATTCATGCACTTGAGAGTTCACTATACAGTAAAGTTCTGGGAATTGCTGGAACTGTAGATTGTATTGCAGAGTATAATGGTGAACTTGCAATCATAGATTTCAAAACCTCAAAGAAACCAAAACCTAAAGAGTGGATTGAGCATTATTTTGTTCAGTGTGCTGCTTATGCTTGTATGTTCTATGAGATTACAGGTATTGCTGTCAAAAAATTAGTCATCCTCATGGCATGTGAAGATGGGGATTGCGTTGTTTATGAGGAGTATGATAAAATGAAGTATATTAGGTTACTTAATGACTACATTAACGAATTTGTTCAATCAAAACTCAAAGAATATGGAAGATAAATTAAAAGACGCATTAGATCTCAAGTTCCTGTGCCCAGCAAAGTTTTCACAAATTATAGAAGAACTTGTAAAAACTAATGAGGAAATGAATTATATTGATGCTATTGTGCATTACTGCGAAGAGAATAAAATTGAAGTTGATTCAGTTGCTAAACTGATTAGCAAACCCCTCAAAGAAAAACTCAAGTGTGATGCTATTAACTTAAACTTTTTGAAACGAACATCTAGAGCTAAACTTTTAATATGACCTCATTTGATGCTTATAAAACTTACCTTGCACTCAAGAATCATTTTAGTAAACCAAAGTATGATTACTTTAAATATGCAGGTAAGTCCAGAGCATCAGCAGATTCATTCAATAAACGAAAAGATAAGTATTGGTTTGAAAGAATCAGTAGACAAAAGAATGATGAAGAAATAAAAAACTTTTTTCTTTCTAACTTTGTTGCATTGGATAATCCACAAGCAGTTTGGATTGGACAACTAATGCGAGAAGGTGAAGATGCATATCAACAATGGACAAAAAGACAGCAGAGTTTGAAGTATCTTTTCACACAAGAGTCTCAAGATATGTTGTCTGAAGGTAACTTGGATGAAGTTCTTGATGCTTCAAAGCAACATCCTACCATCTTGAAAAAATTCCTGAGCGGGAAAATTAGTATAGAAACCTTCACCATTTATGATAAAATATTCCTGTTCAGGAATAATTTTGATAAAAAACTTTTAGATCCTGTATGGGAAATAGTGTCACTAAAGATACAGAAGTACTCTCCATTCCTAAATATTGATATACAGGATTACAAAAAAATCTTGAGAAATATTGTAGAGGGGTAATATGGCCTTCTTCGATTCAGAAATAGTTCAGAAAGAACTAAAGAGTATTGAGAAACTTCAAAGGGAACTTACAAGGAGCGTCTTGAGGTTTCCTATTATGTCCAAGGCAGAAAAACTTGAGCATGTGAATTTGCTATCTGAATTATTAGAGAAACAAAAAATCCTGTATACAAGATTGAGTTTGTCTGATGACCCCCAAGCAATTGAAAAGAAGAATGAAATTATTGCAGCATCAAAAATGATTGGTTATGGGGACCCATCAAACATGAATGTGGTGTTTGATAACATGCAAAGAGTAATCCAGAGACTCAAGCGTGAAGCAGAGGTTGACTAAGACCTCTTTTTTTGCTATGATGTCTTTGGATAATCAATCCAATTAATCCAACTAATCCGAGGTAATCTAATGTCTTTTACAGACCTTAAAAAGAAATCTTCTCTTGGTTCTCTTACGTCCAAACTGGTACAAGAGGTTGAGAAGATGAACTCTACTGGTGGTTCTTCAGATGAACGTCTGTGGAAACCAGAAGTAGACAAAGCAGGAAATGGATTTGCAGTCATTCGTTTCCTTTCTGCCCCACAAGGGGAAGACCTTCCATGGGCAAAGGTCTATACCCATGCCTTCCAAGGTCCTGGTGGATGGTTTATTGATAACTGTCTGACCACAATCAATCAGAACTGCCCTGTCTGTGAAGCAAATAGGGAACTGTGGAACACAGGTAGCAAAGCAAATCAAGATATTGTTCGTGATCGTAAGCGCAAACTGTCTTACTATTCCAACATCTATGTTGTTCAGGATAAATCTCATCCTGAAAATGAAGGAAAAGTATTCCTTTATAAGTATGGTAAGAAAATCTTTGACAAGATTATGGCTGCTATGAAGCCTGAGTTTGATGATGAAACTCCTATCAATCCTTTTGATTTTTGGGCTGGTGCTAACTTCAAGGTAAAAATTACCAAGAAGGATGGTTACTGGAACTATGATAAGTCAAAGTTTGGTAATCCTGAACCACTCTTTGATGATGATGATGCTATGGAAGCAATCTGGAAGAAGACATATTCTCTTGCAGAGTTTACTGATGCAGAGAAGATGAAGACCTATGAACAACTTGATGCTCGTCTGAAAGCTGTTCTTGGTAAGAAGACTGCTGCCCCTGTTGATGAATCTTTTGATGATGAAGATGAGGATCGTGGACCTGTTCCTACTGCTGAAGAGGTTGTACAGGGAAAGTCTGGTGGAACTCGTACACCAAATCGTTCATCCAGTTTTGATGATGAAGATGATGCTCTGAGTTACTTCCAGAAGTTGGCTGAGGAATGATTATTGGAGGAGAGGAATTATTTCCTCTCCTTTTTATTTTAAATGGACAAACTAAATATAATAAAAGTATCAATTAATAATGTCTAAACAGCAAATATTTCCAGGAAGTTCTCCTAATGATGGAACTGGAGATACCTTATATCAAGGGGCTCTTAAAATTAATAGTAATTTTAATGAAATTTATACGACTTTTGGTGATGGTACAAATTTATACAATGTCACTGGACCTCAAGGAGCAATAGGACCTCAAGGTGCTCAGGGGTCACAAGGGTCACAAGGTTTTCAGGGATCTCAAGGATCTCAAGGATCACAAGGTTTTCAAGGGTCACAAGGTTCTCAAGGATCGCAAGGACTCCAAGGACCTCAGGGTGCTCAAGGCAATCAAGGATCTCAAGGTATTGTAGGACCTCAAGGTGCTCAAGGTCTTCAGGGGATAGTAGGACCTCAGGGTTCTCAAGGAGTTGGTGGTCCACAAGGATTTCTAGGTCCACAAGGATCACAAGGTTTTCAAGGAATTCCTGGATCAAATGGAAGTAGTACACATCAATGGACTACTACACCTGTAGGAATTCATACACTTTCTAATGTTGGTATTGGGACCACAAATTCAACCAGTGAACTTACAGTAAAAGGTAATGTATCAGTTTCTGGTGTCTCTACATTCAGTAATAATTTTAATATTGATAATAGTATTATTGAATTAAGTCATACTGTTGCTGTTAGGAGTGCAGCTTCTGGAAATCTTACTGCGTATTTTGATGAATCTGGTACAGCAACTTTATTACATGAGAATATTCCCAAATTAATAACAACAAATGAAGGATTAGATATTCTTGGAACAGCAAGTGTTACTAATAATATTGATGTTTCTGAATTAACAACAACAAGAGATCTTTATGTAACTGGTGTTTCTACATTCACTGGTGCTGTAAGTTTTGGTACTTCTGTTTATTTTGGTGTTAATACTGGATTTGGAACATTTAGTGCAACATCTGGGATATCTACTGATATAGATACTTTAGTAATTAATACTTCAAACTTCAAAACTATTGAATATACTTTTCATTTTATGAATGGAAATAATATTCAATCTCAAAAAGTTCTTGTGATGCAAAATGGAACCACTGCATATTCTCAAGAGTATGCAATAATGTCTGATCCTAATTTAATAGTTTCAATTGGATCTACAATTTCTAGTGGAGTTTTAAAAATACAAGCAACACCTGATCCAGGTATATCTGGACTAACAACCTACAGATTCTTAAGAGGAGGACTATTGTAATATGGATAGGAAAATCAAGGGTTTGAAACCCTCAGAAAGTCCTGATATTGTAAGAATAGTTCTTGATGATCCATTGTCTCCTAATACTCCACAGGCATTTACTGTTTGTGTAAAAGATCCTGCTGATTGGGAAGAGATTCATAATTATATTATTAATGAAAATGAAATTGATGGTATTCCAAACAGACAAATAGATTGCATTTCCGAAATGCAGTGTTCTGCTAAAAGATCTGTATATGAAATGTCTGTAAATGAAGCAGAAATTCTAAGAGGACATTCTAAAGTTGAATGGGTTGAAAGATCTTCGATGCATAATCCTCTTGTCTTAGAACAAAGAAAGTTAGATGAAGATTTTGATAGACATATTTTTACAAATCGTTTTAAAAAAAATGTTATTCACAGAAGAACATTAGGTAATCCTGGAGTAGCATTAACTTTTACTCAATGGGGAATTTCTAGACATTCAAATAGTTCAAATAATTTTGGAACAAGTTCTACACTTAATGAAGATGTTAAATATTCTTTGTCTGGTAAACATGTTGATGTTGTCATTATGGATACTGGTGTTAGGTGGGACCACCCAGACTTTTTAAATCCACGATATACCTCTGTGCCTGCTGGTGTATCCACAGAAACTGTAAGTAGAGTTAGAGATATTTTAATTCATGGGCAAGATGAATATGGAATTAATTGGGCATCTCAAGGTTTAATTGCTCCAGGGACAAGCACTCTTGCAAATTATACAAAAGCAAACGCATTAAATTCTTCATCTTTTAATGGGTCTTGGCACGGTAGTCATGTTGCTGGAACTGCTGCTGGAAATCAATTTGGTGCTGCCTTTGAAGCAAATATTTGGAGCATCGCTTGTATTGATAGATCTGATTTGGGTTGGTCTGATCCTTCAGATGGATTTGATTACATTCGTGTCTGGCATAAAAACAAACCAATTAATCCAATTACTGGAAGAAAAAATCCCACTATTGTTAATGGAAGTTGGGGACTTCGACAATTTGTTAGTTATGCCAATTCTTATAATGTAACATTTAGAGGAACATCATATTCTTCTTCTTATGTTGAAGCAAATGAAAATAATCTTCCAGCAGTTTACTTTATTAGTACTACAGGAAGTTATTATGAATTTACATGTAAACATAGCATATCACAAGCAACAACTGATGAATTGTTTGATGATCCATTGTGTAATGATTTAATCTGTGTTTTTGCTGCTGGAAATTCTGGATATCCTAGTGGTAAACAAGATGTTCCAGGGGGAATAGATTATGCTAATCAATTTACAAGTGGAACTTTTTATTATGATATAAATGCACCTACTGGAGCCCCTGATAATTTTTTCAATAGACCAGGAACTCCTGCAGTTGCACATTATGCCAAGAAAGATGCTCCAATTATAGTAGGAGCTTTAGATTCTGTAGTAATTTCAAGTGGAATTACATCTGAAAGAAAAGCAACTTTTTCAAATGCAGGACCAGCAATTGATGTATGGGCAGCTGGAGTTGATATTTTAGCCCCTTGGAATAATAGTGCTTACAAACAAAGTGCTGTTCCAGATCCAAGAAATAATAACTTTTATTTAAATTACTTAGATGGAACAAGTATGGCAGCACCAAACGTTTGTGGGGTTCTTGCTTGTTATTTAGAATCTAATCCAAAGGCAACTAGAGTCGATCTTCGTGAATGGTTGTATCGTCATGGATCTGTTACCCTTTCAAGTGGGCCAGGAACTAATATTTTAGATACATTTGGCAACTACACTAATGCTCAACAAGTTGGAGCTGGTACTTCTTTTGCATATTGGACTGATATTTATGGATTAAAGGGTTCAACAGCAAGAATTTTACATAATCCTTTTGCCAATAATGTTGTTCCATCCATTTCTATAAATATTTAAAAAAATCTCATGGCAGATAAGAATTTTGGAGTAAAGGAAATTAATCTTAGTGGAAAATCATCTGGAACTCCTACGTTTGAAAGTCCAAATAATTTGAATTTAAATGCATTCACAGTTGCCATTAGTACAGATGTGACAATTGGAGGACAAGTTCAATCTAATTTAGTTGTTGGGGCAGCATATTCAGTTACATCTAAAGGATCAACTTACCTCCAAGAATTAAGTGTTTCTGGTGTATCAACATTTGCTGGCATCACCACTGTTACTGGACCCACCTTATTTGCCAAGCAACTGAATGTTTCTGGTGTTTCTACTATTGGTCCAGTTGCTGCTGGAACAACTAGTTTATATCTTGGTGGACCCCTTAAGGTGGGAGAAATTGATATCTCAGGTGGTTCTAATAGTGTGCATGTTGGTCAGGGTGCAGGTCGTAAAAACTATAATGGTGGAAGTGGGCAACAAAACACTGCTGTTGGTTGGAATGCTTTAGGAGTCAACAGAGCAAGTAATTTTAACACTGCTTTTGGAATAAGTGCATTAGGTGCTCTAGGTGATACTCAATTCAATAATTATGATGCTAATACTGCAATTGGTGCATATGCTGGTAGTTCACTTTTAACAGGATACCAAAATACTTTTGTTGGAAGAAGTGCTGGTAATTTAATCACATCAGGTTCCAACAATACAATTTTGGGAAGATATGATGGAAACTCTGGTGGATTAGATATTAGAACTTCATCAAACAATGTTGTAATTGCTGATGGTTCTGGCAATATCAGACTTTATGCAAACTCCAGTGGTAATATTGGAATAGGAACCACAAATCCAACACAAAAACTTGATGTAGCTGGAAGCGTCAAAGTTGGTATTAACACATCGCAAGGCGTCATTCTGACTTCACTAAATGGAACAAAGTATCAACTCTTTGTTGAAAATGATGGTACTTTAAAGACAGTTGCAGTTTAATTATCTTGGAGAGAGTACTCTGCTACTCTCTCCTTTTTTAGTAAGATCATCAACATACTGAGAAGAGAATCCATAAGACATAATTCTTCTCATATCATCAATAGCAGTTTGTAGATATCTTGGTCTTAAAAGATAGATATTTCTTTTCTTGTCATTTTGCTGTATTTCATATTCATAAATGCTTACCATCTTAACTGGAGTTTTTGTTACCATTGTTCCAATTGTTTGAGTTTCTGTTGTTGTTGAATCAAATTTTATATCAATAGAATCAAATTTTGTATTTGTTGAGCTAAAAACATAATCAATATTAACTGATTGTTGAATTGAAAGTCCTTCATCAATGTAAGTTACAGTGAAATTAGAATCAACAATTTTACCAGCAGGAATAATCATTTTTCCTCTGGAATCTGTAACTAATGTTGTTTCATAATGATGTGCTGATGCCAACTCTGCTTCTGTGTATTTCCTTTCAAGGTAGTTAGAAAACTCTGCATCAGACAATGGCCATTCAGTTCTAATATTAAGAATATTATTTGAGATTAGAACTACCCAATCATACTCAGAAGAACCATAAATTTTTTCTGCTACTTGATCTGGACGTTCTTCTCCAACGATTTTATACTTTGTAAATGCTGTAGTATTTTGGAAGAAGTCATCACGAATCTTTGCTCTACGAAAAAGATTCTTGACTCTTGCATAGTCATAAGATGAATTTCTGTTTGTTTGTTGGGACTGATAAAGTAAGTCCGATACTTCTCTGAAATATGTCATTATAGTGATTTACTTAGAAAGTTATCCTGGAGGTACAACACCAAGTCCCACACCTGGCACAGCTCCAATTCCAGGAACAACAGTTCTAGCTGGTGTTTGTGATCCTGGAGGTGGTGCTGATGATCTTGGTGGAGGTGTTGGTTGTGCCACGTTATAATTTAAGTTTGGTTCTGGACCAACTCCTTCTACATTTACATCATAATCATCACTAAAGATTGGGGTAAGTTCAGTAAATCCAAGAGTTAGAACAACTGCAATAGGTTGAGACCCTGTTTTACTGTCACTGTAAGCTGCATAAAACCCATCAGGAGTATAGTTTACTCCACAAGATACTAATGCACAGGTTTTCATTTTTCCTATGCTGGTAATTTCTCCTCCAGACCCACTGACAAATTTCATTTGAAATACATTAGGAGTTCCAAGATATATTGATTTTTCTGCTGTTGTTGTTCTTCTTGGAGACATTCCTTTTTTAAAGAATTTGATAATGCTTCTAATATTTTTTGCTTCTTTCTCACTTCTTGGAGTCATCTTAAAAGTAAAAGCAAATTGTCTTAATTTTGGACCATTAAATAAAAGTTCTAGGTTTGGATTGATAGCAACCCCAGTGACTCTGCTAATGTATGCTTCTGGATTTACATTAATTCCTCCAAGTTTTAATATAGATGCACCAGCATTTACAATTAAAAATCTTTTAAATCTATCTTGAATTGCTGGGTTATTTAAGTTACCTACAGCCTTTTCAAGGCTTCCTAATGTTCCTTGTACACTTCCTGATGCAACTTTATCAGCAAATTGAGTAGCATTGGACATTAATGCTGCAGTGATAGAAGATAAACTATCTTCTCCCCACCCAACTCCATTAGATTCAGATAAATCATTTGGAATTGGAAGAGTCACATAACCCAAAGTTTTTGTTTTTGTAAGTTGACTCTCTCTATTCCCAAGAGCAGTTGCTGCTGTTTGAACAGAGATATTTGTTTGTGCTATTGGTGCTGGAACATATTCTACTTGAGTAATAATAATTCTATCTTGCCCAGTTCCTGCTATATTTTGTGGATAAAAAAGAAATGGGGTTAAGGCATTAAAGTTATTATTATCTCCAAAATCTGAAAGTTCATTTTTAAGTTCTGGGGCATTATCTACATTATATGTGCTTCCTATTCCTGAGTTTGGACCTGATGCTGCAGCCCCTGGAGTTTGTCCTGTTGGAGTTGTTGGTGTAGGTGAAGTTGGAGATGGAGTTACTCCAACTTGAGGAGCTTGTGCTACTAAATTTGCTTGTAATCTTGCTTGAAGATTTGTTCTATTAAATACTCCCCCACCAGTAGATGCTCCTTTAGTATTTGCAGCAAAATCATTCAAAGTGTTTTCTACATCTGCTTGGAATGGTTGGGTGCTTGGACCAGGACCAAATTTAAATGTTACAACTCCATTATTATTAATTGAATAAAATGGATAATTGGGTCCAGTGTTTCTACTATAAAATGGGATATAACCAGATGGATTTGATGGAGTTATGGTTGTAAATCTGGGGTCAACTTTTATGGGAGTATTCGTTGGGATTGCTTGCCCAGTTCCAGGTCTCCAGTTTTCATTTGCCATTTATCTACCCCACACACGTCTGGATTGGATTGGTATCTCTACCCCACCTAAGTCCCTTACAAATTCTTCTACTGGAAGCAGACACATAGTTTGCCATTCTTGCTGTGCTAAAATAAGATAAGGACTTCTTACCTCTGATAATAAGTATTTATGTGCTCCTTTAGTAAATCTTGGAATTCTATCTTCTGCCAAACTCATAGCAATTCCCATACGTTCTTCTGGTGAATAGTAATGTAGATTGACACCAAAGAATGATTTACCATCTATCTCTAGAACAAATACCAAAGGATGTTTGTCATAGAATGGAAGTTCATTTCTCCACTTAGCTTTGTAATCATAATACATTAGATTGTACAATCTTGGAAATGATGTGACCAAGTTTGTATCACGCTCAAGTTCATCTCCAACTTCATCAGACCTTTCATCAGTGATGATATTTTTAGGAGCAGCATTTTCTAATTGAGTTCTATACCATTCTCTTGATTGTTGTCTGCCACCAGTTTTTTCTTGGATGGTTTCAAAGAGTGTTTTATACGCCAAGATTATCCTCCGTCAGTATTTGGAACTCCCACTTTCTATCTGCACAAAATTCTTTTGCTGCCTTCCATTTTGCTTGGTTCTTAGCAAACTCTTTTATCTCATACATTTGCTTTTGAGTCACACGCTTTTGTGGTTTAGGACCTTCAACTTGTCTTTTAGGTTTGACTTCAATTAAACTTTCTTTGACAATTCCTTTTGAATCTTTATATTTAATGTAAAAGTCAGGGAAGTATTTGTGGCATCTATTATCTAATGGAGATATATATGGAATCCAAATTTCTTCTGATGCCCACTTCAAAATATTTTGATTGTGATCGACCCAATACATGAATTTTCTCTCCCACAGTGACCTGTAAATAATGTTGTTGGGGTCACCAATATACTTTTTTGGGTTTGAAGGTTTATATATTCCCTTATAGCTCATACATATAATATAGGCACTTCAAAGTATTTAGATGGCAGTAATAGATTACAAAAAACTATACTATAGTACTGATACTTTAATCAGTAGATTTAAACCATCTTTATCTAATTATTTTGATGTTTATATTAATTCTTCTTTTGATGGGATAAACACAGATGAAAATAATGAAATAAATTTTTCAGCTTATGAGGCAGTTCTTCCAGGAACTTCATATGAGACCACACAAGTTTTTGGAGATAGGCAAGGAATTACAGAAACATTTGCCAATAAGAGAGTGTATCCTCCAGTGGATGTAAGTTTTTATGTTGATAGTAATTATAATATTCTTCGTTATTTTGAAAGTTGGTTGGGACAAATATCTCCAAATTTAGGAGTGCCATATCAATCTTACCAAAAATTTAAATACCCAGAAAATAATGGTAAATCTGGATATAAAAAAGAGATTATTATTACCAAATTTGAAAGAAATTTTAGACAACCTAACCAAAGATTGGTTGAAGGTGGAGTGTATGATGTCCCAAGTAATTACTGCACATACACATTGAGAAATGCATATCCTACTAATTTAATTTCAGTTCCAGTTTCTTATGAAGGTGCAAATATATTAAGAACAACTGTAACTTTCAATTATGATGTATATGCATTTACAAAATCTAATGGACAAGAGATCAATCCTCCAGGTGGTGGAGGAGGAAATGTTCAAGGACCTGGGGTAGATGTATCTCCAACACTACAAAGATTGCCAGGAAACATTGGTGGATTTACTGGAGCAGGATTTGAAGGATTTGCACCTTCTGATGTTGGTTAATAAATAGTCATACCTGAATTTTATATCTCACGATGCCATTACCAGTTGTTGCAACTCCAACCTATGAGTTGATTTTACCATCCAATAAGAAAGCAGTTAAGTATAGACCTTTTCTTGTTAAGGAAGAGAAAGTTTTAATTCTTGCTATGGAGAGTGGTGATTCAAAAGAAATCACCAATGCAGTTAAAGATGTATTAAAGAACTGCATTTTGACAAGAGGAATTAAGATTGATACTCTTCCAAGTTTTGATATTGAATACTTGTTCCTCAATATCAGAGCAAAATCTGTTGGAGAATCTGTAGATTTGATTATCACCTGTCCTGATGATGGTCAAACACAAGTGGAAGTTAAACTTGATATTGATGATATTGAAGTTGTCATTCCGGAAGAACATTCATCAGAAGTAAAAGTTGATGGCAACATTGTAGTAAAGATGAAGTATCCATCACTACAAGAGTTTATTGATAACAACTTTGATTTTTCTAAACAGAAAAGTAGTCAGGATACTATCGATAAATCTTTTGAGATTGTTGCATCCTGTGTTGATATGGTTTATACCAAAGATGAATCTTGGTCATCTGCAGATGTAACCAAGAAAGAACTGGTTGAATGGTTGCAAACATTTGATGCCAATCAATTTAAACAGATTGAAGAGTTCTTTAATACTATGCCAAAACTTTCTCACACCATGAAAGTTACTAATCCAAATACTGGAGTTGAGAATGAGATTGTATTGGAGGGTCTCTCAAGTTTTTTCGGATAGTCCTTAGTCATGAAGATTTAGTATCTTATTATAGAATTAATTTTGCCTTGATGCAGTATCATAAATACTCTTTGACAGAGATTGAAAATATGATTCCTTGGGAAAGGGAAATTTATCTATCCCTTTTAGAAGCACATATACAAGAAGAAGAGGAAAAAGCAGCTAAGGCAAATAGATGAATCCAGAAGATTTTAATTACTTTCAATCAAGGGTTTCCAGATTTATCACTGGTTCAAATCGTAGAAGTAGTTCTGGGTCTTTTCTTTCGCCAAGAATTACTCGTCTTTCTGGGATCATTCCAAAGAGAGCCCTTCCATCACAAATTTTTTCAAGACCAGCAGCATCTGCAGATGATGCCATTGAATCTTCAGGTAGAGGAATATCTTCATTAGGTCGTGTCACACTTGACCTCGAGATTATTAATAATAATCTTGATAGAATTAGACAGATTATAGAGCAGGACTATAAAAATACACAAGAAATTAATAGAAAAGAAACAGAAGATTTTAGAAAGCGTGTAGCAAACAGAGGAAGAATATTTGGTAGAAGAGAACTTGGTGATAAGAAAACTGATGTTCTTGGTGCAGTTAAGAAATATGTAGGATCATTCTTTAGTGGGACTGGTGGTGCAATCAGAGCACTTGCCATGTTTAATTTACTTCAAGGTATTTTATCTGGCGACCCATCAAAAATTATTGGACCTTTACTTGGGATTGGATTAACCTATATTCCTGCCATTGCAACTGGTATAGCAGGAGCAGTTGCCACATCCTTAGTAGGTAAATTGTTTGGTGGAGGAAATGCAAAGGCAGCAGCAACTGCTGCAGAGGCAGCACCAGCAGCAACAAAAGTTCCAAGAATGCGTAAGTTTGGAAAGTATGCTGCACTTGCTGGATTGGCTGCAACTGGAGCTGCCTTATTGACTAACACACAAGAGGATGATTCTCAGCAACAAAGATTAGAACAATTAACTCAGGAACAAAAGGGACTTACAGATCCTCAAAACTTAGTTCCAATTCCTCAGGATGATCTAAAGAGATTTGAAAACTTAAACAAAAGATTTGAAGCAGCACTTGATTTTTTGATGGGTAAAGGTGGTAGGCAACAAGAACAACAAACAACAGATTCTGGTGGTGGGGGAACTCCTCCACCAGGACCTTTACCAGACCCATATGATATTCCGAACTTAAATGTTACGCCAGGATCAGTTGGTAGTTTGGATCAATTTAAAAATGTTCTTAAAGGAACACCAATGGAATCAGAATCAGAATCAATATATAACACTGCACTAAGCGAGGGATTGAACCCTGCATTTGTGGCTGGACTTGCTGGAGCAGAATCTAGTTTTGGTGCTGCTGGTATTGCATCTGGAACAAAAAATCCTTTTGGATTACTTACAGGATATTCACCAACATCTTATGCAGATGCCACAAGGTATTTGGCTAGGAGATTAAGAGATCCTCAAGGACCTTATGCTGGAAGAACCACATTCCAGGAAATTATGGAAAAATATTCTCCACCATCTCAAAATAATTTACCAAGACATATGGCAAATATAATGAATGTAGGAGCTAGAAGTGGAGGAGATCCAGCTACTCTGTTTATTCCAAGAGGATTTAGAGGAACTCAAGCGTCAGTATTACCTTCACCATCTGCACAAAGACAACAAAGACAGCAAATATACATGCCCCCACAAACAGTCCAACCAGAATTTACTTTTGTTCCTGTTGATTCTGGAAGTCAAACTCCTTCATCTACAGTAGCATCATCTAATGACTCAGCAATTTCTGTAGATACTACACACCCAGAAAACTTTTTGGCATTATATTCCAAACTCATTTATCAGGTGGTGTGATAAATGGATCCAACCACACTTTTAAATAGACCAAAAACACTAAACATCACTCCAAAGATTACTAAGATTAATAATCTTTCTATTGCATCTGGTCAGGCAAGAAAATCTTCTACAAAATTAGTTAAAGTTTTTGAGAAAGGAACATACCAAAAGAAAACTCAACTGTCTGTTTTGAACAGATACAAAAGACGTTTAGAGTCAATTCAAAAGCAGAATGACAGGGCTTTTGGTAGGAAGAGAAAAGTAAAAGTAAAAATGCCAGACATTAAAAAGTATGTTGGCAGTTTCTTCACTCCTGGTTCTACTAATGACCCACTCAAAGCGATAGGAGCACTTGCTGCTTGGAATTCTCTTTCAAAAGGTTCTAAGGGTGACTGGGGTGGAGCACTTGGTTCTGGATTAGTTGCATTTGGATTATTAGGTGGGGGTGCTGCTGGAATTAAAATGGCAAGAGCAATGTTTAAAGGAGGTGCTACTCCTGCTGCTTCAGGGGCTGGAGGTGCTGGAGTTGTTAGTCCTCCTTGGTGGATGAAAAATACTAAGTCATTGGGCAGATCAAATGAATCTTATGCAAGATACATAGCAGGAGAAGCAAACATTGGGGATAGAGCTAGATTAGCAAGAAGAGGAATGATTCCTGCATCTGGAATGTTTTCTCGTGGAGGAACAGATGTTCTTGCAAAACAAGCAGGAAAACCATTAGCAAAAGAAGCACTTGGGAGATTTGGGAAATCAATTATTCCTGGAATTGGTGCAGCATTTAGTTTTCAATCTGCTAAAGAAAGGGATAAAGCAGGAGATAAGTTTGGTTCTGCTGTTGATAATATAGCAGGAAGTTTAGATGCATTTGCTGCAGGAGTTCAACTTTATGCTGGAGCTTCAGCTGCTACAGGACTTGGACTTCCAGTAGCAGGATTTATTGAAATTGCAGCTGGCATCGCATCAATTGGTTCCTTTGGATTGGATATGTTTAATTTGGTCAGAGATATAACTGGTCAAAGTGATAAAGAAACACAGAAAAATAAATTACAACAACAAACAGAACAACAAAAAGCATTAGTAGAAAAGAAAGGAGATGAAAAAGGTAAACTTACATTCTCAAAAACTTTGAATAGTTATGATAGAGCAGTCACAAAATTTGAAGAATTTTCTAAAGGATTTACATCAAATAGAGCAAAAAGTTCTTATGTTGAAGGTAGAGAACCTCTTCCTCCACCTCCTCCTCCAGGTCAAAATGTCAAAATTAATTCACAAGTTGTTCAAGATGCAGTTGATTTTAGAAATCAATTTCCATTAGGAAGAGGAACACCAAATTCTTCTATGACTCCATATGAATTGCAAATGAGAGAAAATACTATGTTACATGCTGCTGGAATTGGTAATGATCCAACAGTAGAAAGTGTTCATGCTCAAGGGTCAGCACATTATTCAAATACAGCTATTGATATTCCAGTTAATAGTAGAGCAATTGGAGATAGGGTTGCTCAATTTTGGAGGTCAAGAGGATACTCTGTTTTGTGGCAAGTTGCTGGTCATTATGATCATGTGCATGTTCAGTGGAATGAAGGATCTACTCAGGCTGGACCACCAACAACTCCAAGTAATACTAAAGGATACATCATTATTCCTGGACACTCTACTGGTGGTGGAGCTCCTGGGGAAAAAGATTTAGTAAAAAAATTAGCTATTGATGCTTACAATAAAATAAAAAGACAAAATCCTAATGCTCCAGTTCAATATATGGATTTGGATTCAATGTTTGAAGATAGTGATGCTGGGTGGGATAAACAAAAAGCATGGTATGAAAATATGGAAAGGCAGGGATATCAAGTTTTGGAAATTCATATGGATCAAAAAGGTGGTATTGGAAAGGGTGTTATTAGATCTCATGGTCAACAAAGTGGTGCAGCAAATCAATGGATAAAAGAAGGAAATTATGCTTATCCTATGGATTGGAGATCTAAACCTGGAGAAAAACCATTAGCAGGTCCACATAGAGGAGTTGATTTATTTGAACTGGGTACAATGAAATCTGGATCCTATTCTCAAAATGAAATAAGTTCTTTAACTACTCCTTTTGTTTCATCTGTATTAAATTCTATTAAGGGGGCAGTAAGACAAACTACTGTTCCTCTTTCTACCAACTTACCTTATCAACAAGGATATAGGGCTCCAAGACCAACAGTAGTTCCATATCCAGTAGTCAGACAACAAGCAGCAGCACCTGCAGCATCTGCACCATCAGCACCCATGATGTTCCCTGGACCATCAGAGCAACAACTGTTAAATAGTTTTTATAAGAAGGTTCTCCTCAATACAGTGCAATAATGGAATCATTTTTTAATTATAAAATAGAACAATTTGTAGTTGAATCACATGATGGGAAATCTTCTACTGACTTAACGCAATGTATAGCAAGTGTAAAATATTATGAAGATTTATTTTCCCCAGCAACTTTTATATCATTAGTTTTGGTTAATACTAATGGTTTATTATCATCACTTACTAATTCAGATTCAAACAAACAATCTGGAATCAAAGGTGGAGAAAGGGTTAGATTAAAGATTAATCAACCTGCTTTTCCAAAAAATGGAATTGATATAGATGAAACTAAAAATACATATTACATTTATAAAACTTCATTGTCCACAACAGAGTATACAAGAGAAGCAGTTGTAGTGGATTTGTGTCCTGCAGAAGTTTTTATTAATGAAACCTCAAGAGTTTTTAAAAAGTGTTCTGGACATATTGGATCTACAGTCAATCAAATTTTAAAAGAATCTTTTGGAGAAAGCACTTATAAAAAAGAAAACATAGAGGAAACCTCAAACAAATATACCTTTTATGGTAATAATAAACGACCATTTACTGTTGTAACTTGGTTGTGTCCAAAGTCAATTCCAGGTGGAAAGGGTAAACCAACATCATCAAGTCCAAACAAAGGAACTGCAGGATTTTTATTCTATCAAAATAGAAATGGATTTAATTTCAAAAGTATGGACTCTTTGATGAGTGGATTAAAATTAGGCACAGCAAATAAAAGAAATATTCAAACTTATTATTATGGAACTCCACCCAATCCTGCAAGTGATATTCAAAATAGATTGATTGTTGATACTCCTACATTTGAAAAGAATGTAAATGTAATGGAGAACTTGAGAATTGGTATGTATTCAAGTGTAAATTATTTCTTTGATGTGAATGCCAGAAAATTTTATGCTGATAAGTATAGTCTGAAAGAAAGTTATGAGTTAATGAGTCACGCATCAAGAGGAAACTTTCCGCCTACAATTCCATTAGGATTAGAAAAAAATCCTTCCAGAGTTATGGTTAGAATTCTTGATAATTTTAATTCTGACCCTGCTGGAGATGCTATTGCAGCAATAAATAACAAAGATAATACTAATCTGTATCAAGCAGCATCCATCGCCAGATATAATCTTGCATTTTCTCAGTCTTTGAACATTACTATTCCATTGAACTTAAGTTTGACTGTTGGTGATATTATTAATTTACAATTTCCAAAGATTACTACAGGAACAAGAGGTGAAAAGGATAATATAAAATCAGGACACTATTTAATTAAAGAAGTTGCACATTTATTTGAAAATAATCAAGGTTATACTGGGCTTAAATTAATTAGAGATTCTTATGGAGATCCAGAATAATGGATAACATTCACGACCACATTAAAAGAGACAGAGATGAACTTGAAAACCCAATAATTTCATCTCAAAGACGTAGACATGTTGAAGATGAACTGGAGTCATTAGAAAAGTATCATGCCAATCATCCAGATGATGAACATGATCCAACAGCTTTTGAACTATATTGTGATTCAAACCCAGATGCTTTGGAATGTAAGGTATACGACGTATGATGCTTGAACAGTCCCTAATTAGTCCCAACTTTTTAGGAAAAGAATCTTTTAGATGGTTCATTGGTATTACCACCAAGTATAAACAAGTTGAGAATGGTGGATACAAAGCAAAAGTTAGGATCATAGGGTATCACCCAGATGCATCAAGTATAATCAAGGATGAAGAACTTCCTTGGGCTCATGTTCTTGTGCCCTTAAATATGGGTGCAGGTGAAGGAGGAACAGGAGTAAGTTTTAACTCCAGAGGTTCAGAAACTGTAGTTGGTTTCTTCATGGATGGTGACAATGGACAACAACCAGTCATCATTGGGTCACTATTTTCTGGTTATGATATAGTTCACTCAAATAGTTTCAATCAAGGCACAAATGGATTTAATCCATTTAAACCTGACAAGTCTTCAATAAAAAATCCAAACAATACATCATCCGAAACAGGAAAATCTTCACCCTCTGGAATTCCAAATACTTCTAATAATGTTGGGATAGGATCTACAAATCCGAAAGGTATTCCTTCTCAAGGAAAATTAGCTTGTGATATTGGAGATAGAAATAAGTATGTTATTACTATCCCCCCAGTTTGTAAGGATTCAAAAACTAATTATTCAAAGATGATAAAAACTCTTAGACATTTTATCAAAACTCTAAGGACCATACAACAAGTTCAAAGTGGATTTATTAGTCCAACATTAAATGCACTTCAAGATGTTCCAGGATTAGTCCAAGAAGCATCAACTATTATATCTGATTTGGTTATTGAGTACATGAAGTTTCAGAGAGATGCAATTATTGCTGATATTAATAAATGGTTAAAAGAGCAAATTAATAGATTTCTTCCAAAAGATTTTAAGTTATTTCAACAATTAGCTGCAGACAAGATAGTAGATGATATTTGGTGTGTATTTAATAAAGTTATTCAAAAAGTTGGAGAGTTTATTTTTAATTTCTTAACCCAGTTGGTTAGTGCAGTTACTAATGTTCCAATTTGTGCAGCAGAAGCATTTCTTGGAAGCATTATGTCCACCATTACAAATGAAGTTAGTGAAGCATTAGGTCCAACACTTCAAGAAATTTCATCTCAAATAGGAAATATTATTGGTCCTATTTCCAACTATGTTTCTCAGGCATTAACATATTCAACTCAGGCATTAGCATTTTTAAGTTGTGAAAGTGCAGAATGCAAGCAAATTTTTGATTATCAAATGAATAAAGGATACATTCCACAAGAAACTTTAGATGATTATACTAAGATTTTAGGTTATCCAAGATCTAAACTTTCTGAAGGCAAAGAAGCTGCTAAAAAGTGGCTTGGAATTACTGGAGGTGGAAGGTCTGATAATCCATATTCTTATCTGTCTGACACCTATGGATACTGTGATGCTATTAATTTAGAATGTGGACTTCCAACAATTAAATTCTTTGGTGGTGCTGGTGGAGAAACTCTTGGTCTTGCTGTAGTGGATGCACTGGGTCAGATGATGGGAATTTATGTTCAAAATGCTGGAACTGGATATGCAAGTGCTCCTTATGTTTCTATTGAAGACCCTTGTAACAATGGTACAGGAGCTATTGCAACTGCAAACATTGAAGATGGGAAAGTTGTTTCTGTTACTATGAATAACACTGGTTCTGGATATCTCGGACCAGAAGTTGTGGGAGATAATGTTTGTTCAATTAATCCAATTGATTCTTCTGGTTCAAGTGTTGTTGGTTATATTGTTGGCGTAAATATTCTGAATACTGGTGTTGGATATGCAACAACAGATTTAATTACTGATTCTGTATGTGCAAGTGATGTTGAAATTTATCCAATCACTGATTCAAATGGAAGAATTGTTGATGTTAATATTGTCAATCCAGGTTCTGCAATTAGAATCTATCCAAGACTGGTAATAAATACACAAGATGGTGAGGGAGCTATTCTTGAACCAATTCTGAACTTTAAACCTGTAGAAAAATCTTCTGTTGAAACTGATATGGATAAGGTTAAGAAAGTAGTTCTTTGTGCAGAGGACCATGGCTGAACAATATACTGATGCTCAAGTTGGATTTGTTTTAAATGATTGTGAGTCAGGTACAATTTTCATTGGAAAAGATGAAGGTGTAACTAGAACAAGAGAAATTGAAATTCATGCAACATCAAATGCATGTATAAAATTATTTGAAGATGGTGGATTTGAAATACAGGGTCAAGGTGGTGCAAAGCTTGCAGATAATATTTCCAGCACTTGTAAAGATGGTCTTATAATTAGAGGTAAAAATATCAGACTTGATGCAGGGACTGGGGAACTTACTCTTGCAGCAAGAAGTATTAGGTATGAGTCATCAGGACATGATCAAAATCTTGTAATTAGCTCAAAGGGAAACATTGACATTAGAGCAAATGATACTGTAAAAATTGATGGTTCTGTGGTTGCTATTGGTGCAAGAACCAGAATGGCAATTGCATCTAAAGGTAACATTTATGTTAAGTCAAATGGTAGATTCACTGTAATTGAACCCCAAACAAAGCTAATACCTACAAGTTTAGCAGATCTTACTAATATTTTATTTCAAAACTTGTTTCCAAATTATTTCTAACTATGGCATCTTTTCAATCATTAGAAGTAGAATCAATTCAAGCAGGAACTGCAGGTATTCCACCAATTTCTACAATTGATATTTGGCAATCCCTGGATCCTACTCTTCCATTTTCACTTCAAAATTGGGGCATATCTAATTTCCAAGGTATGCACAATCAGATAGGTGTGCATAATGGTATTGGTGCTCATATTTTAACTGGACTTTCTTCCTTGATTGGATTTAAATCTCAAGTTGGTGGTCAAGTTCATGCAGAACCATCATCAAATGCTGCTGCAGTGCAGATGGCATTTTCATCTCCACAACTGATCCAAACAACACCACTGAATGCAACAACGCTTTTTCAAAGTGGGACAGCAGTTTGTGTAGCTCCTTGTTCTGATGAGAACGCAAAGAAGAATGTAGAACCTCTTCAAAATTCTTTGGATAAAGTTTTAGAATTGAATGGGGTTAGTTTTGATTGGAGGGAAGATGTAGTTCCCATCAAAGCAGAAAAAGAAACAAGGCAAATTGGATTAATTGCTCAAGAAGTAGAAAAGATTGTTCCAGAAGTTGTTACAGATGAAATAGTAGAAGGTCAAACATTAAAGAGTATTAGATATGAAAACCTTGTTGCTATTTTGATTGAAGGTATGAAAGAGCAACAAGAACAAATCAATTCCCTTAAGGAGACAGTTCAAGAACTGTCCACCAAACTTGCAGAGTGCTGCTCCTGATGCTATGATGGTTAGGTAAGCAACCCCCCTAACAACTATGCAAATTGATCGTGACCAACTGGAAGAACTGAAAGGTCTTCAAGAAGATACTGCTGCTCACTTTACTGACACCAATTTAGTTAGTGGGGAAACTTATTGGACCTGTGTAGAAGCATTTGCTCAAGCAAAACTTGCAGAACTTCGTGGTGAGTTGGTTTATGAGGGTTGACTGGGACTGAGGTTTGAGGTAGACTAACCAAGTCCGTGTGAAGGAGTGCTGGAGGTTTCGTGCCTGTGAAGAGGAAACTCTGAGGCTGTGTAAATCCTCCACTTGGCGGTGTAGCCCAGCGGAAGAGGCAAACGACTTAAAATCGTTCAAGGGTGAGTTCGAATCTCACCACCGCTATTTCAAAATTGACTTTTAATTCCAAAAATCCCCTCGAAAAATTTTCAGGCAAAAAATGACTGTAGGGTTTTTACAACCATTCTTCATTATTAGGGTCTTCAAGAAAACTTATGATAGAACTGCTAATTCCTATAGATGTGTTAATTTGTGATTTTGACTGATTGTAGGCATAATTCTGCAATTCATATTGCAATCGCGCATCCTTTAAAAAATTAACTTTGACAATCAAATCATCTCTTTCTGTAACAAGAGGTCCTATTTGATTTGAAAGAGTAGTAATAGATGCAGCTGCTGCCACACAAGAACCACCAGGAGCACTACTACAATCTATTTCATTGCAACTTGACAATCCTGCATGATATGTTCCAATAGATACTGTTACAATGCTGTTTGATACTCCAATTCCTAAATTAGATGATGATAATGTTTGTGTTGATTGTAAGAATGGGTTTGTTCCACTAAGAGAATAAACTTTACAGTTAATTGTAGAAGATGCCACAGAAACAAAAGAAGATGTAGTTCCACATCCAGCATTTGATGCATTTTGCCCTATCGTTAAAATTTCAGTTTTTAAATCTGCAATTTCATTGGTTAATTCTAAAATTCTATTATCTAATTTTTCTATAGGAACATTATAATTTTCTATAACTTCTTCTGGTCCCCAAATCTTAATGTATTCAGTTGCACCTATACCTGTGGGAATTATATATCCTGTTTGAACAGTTGTGACTTGTTGCAACTGCTTTTCATCTAAAGAAATTTTTTGATTATATAATTCAAGAAGTGCTTCAGTTTGCGTGCTAATTGGCATCAGTCAAAAATGTTAATAATCCTATTTATTGATAAATAAGACAGAAGAAATGTAACCAAAAGGATAATCTGAGATGCCTTTAGCGAGATTAGAAAATTTTCTTAAAAATTTAAGCGGTAATACATTATATGTAGATCCTAATGATTTAGATTCCACTGATTCTATTGAAAATAGAGGAAATTCTAAATTACGTCCTTTTAAAACAATTCAAAGAGCTCTTTTAGAGGCAGCAAGATTTTCATATGTAGCTGGAACTAATAACGATATATTTGATCAGACTACTATTTTAATTTCTCCGGGCACGCATTACATTGATAATAGACCTGGGTATTATGTTACATCATCCAATGTAATTAAGGATGCTGGAAATTTTACTAAAACTATTTCAGAGTTTAATATTCTTAGTAATTTTGATATCACAGATTCAGATAATCAACTTTACATTTATAATAGTGTTGATGGTGGTGTTATATTACCAAAAGGAACATCTCTGGTTGCATCTGATTTAAGAAAGACTAAAATTAGACCATTATATGTTCCAGATCCAGAAGATTCAAACACTGGAGATACAGCAATTTTTAGGTTGACTGGATCTTGTTATTTCTTTGGTTTTACCATTTATGATGGTGATCCATCTGGGAAAGTTTATAACACCTATGGTCCAAATACAGTTTCTCCTTTTTATTCTCACCACAAATTAACAGCATTTGAATATGCTGATGGAATTAATGAAGTAGTTAAAAATAACTCTAACACAGGTCGTACAGATTTAGAAACATATTATTATAAAGTTGCCTTAGCTTATGGGCAACAATCTTCCAGAAATATAATTGATGGGGATTATAATTTCCAACCAAATATTGATGAGTATAGAATTGTAGGTGAACTTGGCGTAGGTTCAGTAGGTATTTCTTCAATTCGTAGTGGCGATGGGATATCTGCCACAAGTGTTATTACTGTAGATACAGAAACTGAACATAAATTATCTCCATTTACTCCAATATTGATATCTGGAGTTGGTAATGCAGAAGGATCTCCAACCACAGATGAATATAATGGAAATTTTGTGGTTGCACAGGTTTTAACTGAAAAACGATTTACATATGTTTTACCACAAATTCCAACAGGGTCACTTTTTCCAAGTTTTGATGGATCTTCAATAAAAGTTATTTCTGATACTACAACTTCTTCATCTCCATATGTTTTCAACTGCAGTTTGAAATCAGTTTATGGTATGAATGGTCTTCATGCTGATGGATCTAAAGCAACTGGATTTAGATCCATGGTGACTGCACAGTTTACAGGCATTTCACTTCAAAAAGATGATAGAGCATTTGTAAAATATGATGAAGATTTAGGAACATATAGAGATCAAACTACTTTTGGAGTTAATCAATTTCTTCATCAAGATATAGATTCAATTTATAAACCAGAATGGTCAAGTGCTCATATTAAAGCTTCAAATGATGCATTTATTCAATGTGTGTCAATTTTTGCTATTGGATACTCAAATCAATTTACTGCAGATGCTGGCGGTGATCAAAGTATTACTAATTCTAATAGTAATTTTGGACAAAGATCTTTATTTTCTGAAGGATTTAAAAAAGATGCTTTTCCAAAAGACGATCATGGATTTATAACTCATATTATTCCTCCCAAAGATATATCTTTAGATTCTCAAAATATTAACACATACCTGACAAATAAAGATTTACCCAACACAAATTCAAGATTATATTTACAAGGTTTTAATGACATTTTAACTCCACCAAATTCTAAAGTTAGAGGATATTCAATTGGTGGAAAATATGATGATAAAATTTATTACATCTATAATGGCGTTGAATACTATGCTAACATAATTCCAAATTATCAAGTTAATGTTGGAATAACAACAATTGACACATCACTTAACACTCTTACATTATCAAGTGTGTCTGGTATCAGCACAGGACTTTCTGTAAAGATTATTTCAAAAAATGCTATTTTGCCAGATGGTATTGAAGCAAATAAAACTTATTTTGCAAAACTTGTTGGTGGAAATAATATAAGAGTTTATGAGAACTTAGAAAATTGTAATGGTGATACTGGAAACACTGGTCAGACTGCAGTTAATATTAAAAATATTGTTGGACTTTCTTCTGACAATTTATTTGTATTGAGTAAAGTTTCTGACAGATCTTCTGGATCTGTAGGAAGTCCTATACAATGGGATAGCACTAACAAAAATTGGTACATAGGGATTTCAACTGTTGTAGAATCTCCTAATTTTATTTCAAATATTGCAAACTTAACATCAACACCACAATTATTTTTAAAAAGAATTATTGATACAAGATCTGATGTTGATAGATCTTATAGGATTAGATATGTCATTCCAAAAGAATCTCAATCTGCAGCAGTCCCAACATCAGGATTTATTTTCCAAAAATCTTCATACCCATTAAATGGAACATATCCAATTGGAGTAACTTCTACATCTTCTTCTGTAGAATTAAGTGCTGGTGCCAACAATACTGATACTTTATCAGCTATTAGAAATAAAAATGTTATTGTTGATGCATGGTATTCTAGTGGAACTGCCACAATAATAACTAAAAATCCACACTATTTAAAAGCAGGTAATAAAATTAGAATCTTCAATTTGAAGAGTGCTAATGAACCAAATCCAATTGGAATTGGAACTGGAACAGGATACAATGGTATCTTCGTTGTTGCATCTGTTCCAAATGATCTTACATTTACCTATTCAATTTCAGTAGATCCTGGTAGTATCACAGCTGGTGTTTCTACCATCACAAGTTGGTTAAATGAAAGGAATTGTACCCAAGTATCAAGGGTTCCACCATACACAATTTATCAAGACAATAGGCAAAATCTTCCATATTTTGTTTGTAATCAAATTGAAAATCACTATCAAGCATACAAAATTAAACAAATTCAAAAATATTCAGAAGGATCTACTGATGGTGTTTATCACATTACACTTGATGCATATAAAAATACTCCTACCATATCTCCATACAATATAAGTGAATATAAATTTGGACAAAGTTTAGATAATCTTTATCCAAAAATAGATTTTGATAATTATAATGTTGACCCAGATCCAACTGTCACTGTTGCTTCGAGGCAAGTTATAGGTTCTGTAGATATTAATGATCCTGATTTAAGTTCAACCAAAGAAACTATAGTTGAACTTTTCAAAGATTTTGATCTTGGTAAGAAAATAACAGGGTTTGTAAAATCTGGAAATGACATTATTGTTACAACAAGTCAAAATCATGGTCTTGCTGGAATCAAAAGACTTGTTTCATTATCTTTAGGATCTGGATATACTAATGGTACATTTTATGATATTCCTCTTTGTGGAGGATCTGGACAAAATGCCACTGTAAATGTTAAAGTTTCTGGTGGCGTTCCTACATTTTTTGAAGTTGCTAATTCTGGATCAGGATATCTTGTAGGTGAAACTTTATCTATTAAAGGAATTCCTGGATCAACAACAGTTACTACTGTTTCCATTCCTTCTAATGGGTTAAATTTTGATGCTAATGAATCAGATTTAATTCAAATTTTAGGAGCAACGAATTCTTCAAATAATGGACAATTTGTAATTTCGTCTGTTACAGCAAATACTATAACATATTCTAATTCTGCTGGTGTAACAGAATCTCCAACCAATGCAGTTTTAATTTTTTCTGGTCCAGGATATCCAGTATCTTCAGTTTCCTATGATGCTACAACTGGTATCAGCACTATTACGACAGGTGCTCTTGACCCTCATGATTTTGTTTTGGGGAATAAAGTTTTATTTGATGTTAATAATTTAGGTATTTGTACCGTAACAAGTAACACAGGAAACACTACATTTACTGTTGGTGGAGATGCAAGCACTGCAACCAGAGTTTATTCTATTGGATTAATCCCAACATTAAAAGATACTGATTCTTTAAATGAAAATCTCAATACTAGAGATTATGTTGCTTATTCTGGATTTAAGAGTAGATTATCAACTCCCATGACAGTCTTCTCTACATCTGTAAATGTTAATACCACCAATGGATTGAAAAAAGGTGATTTCATTCAAGTAGAAAATGAAATAATGCTGGTGACTAAAGTTGATGTTGGAAATTCTATTTCAGTAAAAAGGTCTTTGTTCTCAACTCAAGCAAGAGAGCATTCAATTAACTCTTCAGTAAAGGGCATTAATATTGTTCCAGTAGAACTTAGAAGACCTTCAATTTTAAGAGCATCTGGACATACATTTGAATATACTGGTTTTGGTCCAGGAAATTATTCCACTGCAATGCCAAGTAATCAAACTAAAGTATTGAGTGATAAGCAAGTATTAAATTCACAATCTCTTGCTAATAGAGGTGGATATGTTGTTTATAGTGGAATGAATAGTAATGGAGAATTCTTCATAGGTAAGAAAAAGTTTGATGCCTCAAGTGGACAAGAAATAGTTACTACAGGAGAAGGAGATGTAGCGATAGTTTCTGATTTTGATTCTTTAACACTCAATAAGTTGACTGTCAATAAAGAAATTGATGCATCAACTGCTTCAGTTAAGGTAAATGATCTCAAAGTTCTTGGAATAACCACATTTACCAATTCTACAGATTCTACTTCTTGCACAACTGGATCTATTCAAATTGCTGGTGGAGTTGGAATTGGGAAAACTGTTAATATTTGTGGAGATCTGAATGTAGCTCAACATGCTACAGTAGGTAGTGGATTGACAGTTACTGGTGTCTTAAGAGTTACAGATGATATTGTAGCATTCTGGGCATCTGATCAAAGATTGAAAGATAATATTACTAAAATTGATGATCCATTAGCAAAAGTTATCTCAATTAGTGGAAATACTTTTGATTGGAATGAAAAGTCTGATAAGTCTGGGCATGATGTTGGGGTTATTGCACAAGAAGTTCTTGAAGTTCTTCCAGAAGCAGTTACAACAAGGAGTGATGGATACTTAGCAGTAGATTATCACAAAATTATACCACTTTTAATTGAAGCAATTAAAGATCTAAAAACTGAAATTGATGAATTGAAAAAGGATAAAAAATAATTATATAAAGGGTGTTGCTGTTGGTTTAGATCCTAAATATCCTGTGTCTCCATTGACATAGGTAATAGCAGGACCTGCAAAAGTAGGACTCGTAATGACAATAGATGCTCCACCAGGACCTCCAGATATTCCATTGCGACTTTCTCCAACATTTCCCCAAGAACCACCAGCCCCACCACCAACACTAGGACCATTAATACATACATTTTGGAATCCTTGACTAATTCCTCCTGGACCGCAAGCTGTACCTCCTCCATTACCACCACTTCCTGGACCATTTACTGTTCCATCCCCACCATTACTACCCTGTCCCCCAGAAATATTGTTTGCTCCAGGTCCTCCCCCATTACCACGTGGTCCACCATTATATCCTTGTCCACCACCACCTCCTCCTCCACCAGATCCAATATTCGTTGGACCTGCTCCAGGGGATTGAAAATATGTTGTTTTTGTAGAATTGCCACCAGCACCACCTCCACCTCCACCATAAATATACCCATTATTATTGATATAAAGACGCTCGCATTGAGAATTTAGACCATTACCACCAGGACCTCCAGGAGACCCATTATCAGCATTAAGTCCACTTGCAGCATTTCCACCAGCACCTCCACTTCCATAAATGTTCCCATCATTATCGAAATAAACTAATGTTCCTCCTTTATCTGCTTCGTTTGGAATAGTAGCAGAATATGAAGATGCATTGTTTGTTAAAGAAGAATAGCAAGTTCCACTATTTCTAATGTCTATAAACATTACATTGGTATTTTTCTTATCTGTATTTGGATTATAATTTCTCCCATTAGAGTAAAAAGAATTAAAATTGTATTGATCATTATTTCCAGTTAATACTGATGCTTCAATAGGTGGTGCTGCGTAAATATATTTGCTTCTAAAATTTCCCACATTCATATTACTTCCAGGTCCAGTATACACTTGTAGTAATCCTATGTTTGGATAATAAGGAGAATCTGAATTTGTTCTAATTTGCTCAGTGCAATTGTTGGACCTAAGAATATTTCCACCATATCCAAGTTCACTCATACTAATTTGAGAATTAGCATTTGAGGCACCTCTGAATTCAGTATTAATTTGTGAAAATGAAATTGAATTTCCAGGGGATGGAAGTTTTTCTACTGGAACTGGCATTGGGAACAATTTATAACTATTTAGAACTCATAAATAACTTTATAAAAGAGGGGGATAGGGAACCCAATGGCTTCTCAAGATAACTATTTTGTAGTTAGAAAAGGTTTAGGTGTAGGAACAGCTGCCTTATATGCTGATGGTAATAATAAAACAGTTTCTATTGGAAAAACTGTAGCAAATTATCCTCTTGATGTAGTAGGTAAAATATATTCAAATGATGCAATTTATGCCCAAAATAATGCTGGTGTTGGAACAACATCTAATTATCAAC